TTTCTGCTTCATCAAAATTATTTACTTCTAACATATTCATATTAAGCTGCCATTATTTTTTTCTTACCAATAGGTTTTGCTTGTTTAGTAGTGCCTGTTTTTTCTGTCCTAACTCTATCTAACATATCATCAAGCTTATCGGAACCATTATCGCTACTGCCATCTCCCAACATTGAAACTACGTCAGCAGGAACTATATATTCTCCGGGCGAAACAGCTATAGGGGATTGATTTCCTATTTTACCCATAATATTATCATCCATTCCTCCACCTACACCTTCAATCATTCCTTCAGTTTGTGCATTAGGAACTTGTTGTTTTAATACTTGATCTCTAAGTTGTAAAAAAGCATCTATACCAAACATTTGAATAAAAGTTTGTATTGCTGTATCTGGATCAGAATGTTGACCTAAAATTGCATCTATAGCTTGCTGTTCTAAGTTTTGTTGTGCCATGCCCATATTTGGCACTTGCATTCCTTCTTGCATTGTTAAGACAGGATTTTCAATCATTGCTGACGGTGATCTTACATAAGCACGATCATCTTCTTCTTTTTCTTCTTCTTTTTCTTCTTCTACTTCTTCTTCCTGTTCTTCTTCTGCCTCTAAAGAAGCTAAATAATCTTCATATTGAGCTTTCCTGTCTTCATTGTAAGCTTCTGAAGGAATGTCTCCTCTTGCTATTGCATCAGCTACCGCTTGATCATATTTTTCACTCTGTGCAGATTTTTCCTCTTTAGTTAAAGTTTTATAAGCAAACTGTGGCGAGTGTACGGCAGGGTCTCTTTCATATTGACCACCATACGAAGGGTCTTCTGCGAATGCTCCAACCATAGAATAATCATTAATTCCATTATCAGCATTATTAACAACTGTATAACCATTATCTAATTCAATAACACTCCCATCACCCGGATTTTTGAATGTACTTAAATCATTTATTTGAGTTGTAGTTCCATCTGGACTAATTAGTATTCCTCCACTAGCTTGTCTTTTTTCTCCCGGAAAATAATTTTCAGTAGAATCTGCTACATATCCAACATAAGGGTCAGTATTGGTATAAGTCCACGTTCCATCTTCTAAAGAACCTTTTTTCCCATAACCAGTAGGTCCTACTATTATTGTAGATTCATCTTCTTCTGTATCAGGATCGTCTTCTACTATAACAGGATTAGGATTATCAGGCGTTGCTATTACTATATTATCAGCAGGAACTCCTGATTCTATTGCAGCCGTATAAGATTCATACAATCCAGTTTCTGCTGCTGCCTCTCTTATTGTTTCTCTATTCTCTTCAACTTGTTCATAAGTAGTTGCTTCACTTCCTAAGTATGGATTTAATCCAGAAGGTCCGCCACCCGTTCCTTTATCATAGACTGTCTCTGAATATTCATCGCTTTCCGGATCAACATATCCTTCATCGCCCGGTTGCAATTCTGCACCTGTAACTAAATCAGTATTACTTGTTACGGTTACAGCTTCTGAATAAGGTGCATTACTTACTGTTGTTGTATTTCCGTCTGCATAAACAACTGTTGAAGTTCCGTCATTATTATCAATAACTGTACTGCCCGGATTATTTGTTAAATCGTCATCTGTAGCATTTGTTTTGTTACCTCCTACATCATAAGTTGCATCCGTATTAATATATCCCGTATCTGTGGCTATTTGTGTATTAGAATCTCCCATAGCGACTGGTAGATTATCTCCTCCATAAGCACTATCTAAGACGTTATCTAAAGCTACATTACGAAATGGACTTAATAATTGTGTAGTTGTAGGCAATCCAGCATTATAAGCATCTTGAACTCTACCTAGCACACTTCCTGCTGGAACTGCATCATAATCATAATCAGGAAGAGTCATTGGTTGGTATCTTCTTATAGGATCAGTAGGTGCGATTGTTTCTTGAGTTTTTCCTGCTGCTGCATCCATAGCACTTATTGCTGATGAAGGAATAACTCTATTTGGAAAATAATTAAATTCAGAATCAATTCCCGGCATATACCAATTTGGAGGTCTATATTGTCCTTCAGGACCTGTAGGATATACATCGCCCCCGTCTTGATACGAAGGTATTTGACCACCTTCAGCAGAAAAGTAATTTAAATATGGATTTCTTGAATGTATAACCTCTGGATATTTAGCCCACATTTCTTTTTTTCTTTTTTCTTTATCTGCTCTATATCTTGCCATATCTTCAAGATACTGATCTTGTGCATTTTGTGCTGCTAAAGAGCCTCCTCCTAGTGCTATAGGAAGATAATTATCTGCAACAGCATCTATTGTATTAGTAGAAAACAAATTTTCTCCCATTGAACCTAATCTTTCTGTAGGAGACATTTGTTGATATGCAAAATCTAAAGAATCTGCTGTTTGTGAAGCAACATCTTTTAATTGGACTCCTGTTAGTCCTTGATTTGCAGCTTGTTGTCGTGCTGTTTCTGCTATACGAGCAGATAGTTGAGGGTCTAATGTATTACCAGCAACACTTGCTGTTAATTCAGCATTTTGAACAGCTTGTTGTGCAGCTAAATTCATATTTTCATTTAAAGCTTGTTGTGTAAAGCCTTCTGAAATCATTTCTTCACCACCTGCTGTGGCTACATCACCCATAATTTGTCCTGCTCCATAACCTAAAATAGCAGAGGCTACACCCTTTTCTAAGTCTCCTGTTTCTGCCCAAGTACCTAATCCTGAACCTAATGCAGCACCACCAGCAGCCGTTAGCCATGTTCCACCTGCTAATCCCGGTAGAAAAGCACCTCCCAATAAACTTCCAAGAATAGCCCCTATAAAGGCTTCTGGTTGTCCAGTTTTAGGATTAACCGTAAGTGGTATAAGAGAAGCTAATCCAGCTACTTCTTGAGGATTAACGTGCATAAGCATGGTATCGCCATAGCGACCCATACTAGCTAATTCTTGTGCTTGTTTTTTAGCATCCATATTATCTTTCCTCTTTCGTTTCACAGCCAAACATATTAAAACTCATGTCTACTGCACTTGTATAAACTTTTACAACATCTGTTTGATTTAATGTCATGCCTAACACTATTGATAAAGAATCATTTGCTGCAACAGATTTATCGTAATATAAGTATTGTTTGTCATTTGCAGTGGCACCGCCCACATGAACACTTAGTCTAAATGTTATGGCAGAACCAGTTCTATTTGCTGCCACAATAGAACTAACCGTTGTTTGCGTCATATCTGGCACTGTATAAAGCGTAGTTACAGTTGTTGCAGCAGGGTCTAATTGACCTAAAACTTTTAAATTATCAGCCATGTTTTGCTCCCATTAATAGGAATTGATGTCTTTTGACTGATTTACTCGTAATGCTTTCTTGCATCCTTTTTAAATTAAATATTTCATCTTCTAAAGATTGTATTGAACTTTCTAATTGTTCTCTAGTTAAAGATTCATTCGTATAATCATATTCTGGTGACGGTATTGGTAATGGTTTTAATGCTTTTTTGCTCATTATCTTTTTCCGTCTGGTCTCATATCTATTCTAAATGAACCTAATCTCCATCCATATCCAACCCCTGAACTTTCAAACCTTAGTATAGCTTGTCTTGTTCTTGCTCGTATAAAAGCTTGTTGTGTAGATGAATTAATACTGCTTGTTGTTAATGTTGTAGGAGTATCTAAAGGAAAATCAACACCTTTGACTGATACAGATAATGTATCACCTGTTCCGGTTGAATCTTTAAATTTCAGATCAGGTATTATCCTAGATAAGAACATATAACGTTCCCCATCTGGTTCTAAATCAAAATCAGAAGTTTCAATAAAAGCTGTCATGGCACTGCCGTCAGCATCATTACCAAACTCTTGATCGTATAAATAATTAGTATCGCTATCTGTAGTTTTGCCAGCAGCAATAGGATAATCTAAAGAATTTGCTTCTATCCAAGCTGTTCTTGTAAAGTTATCATCTGTTGTTCCAACACTCCACAAATTCTCTAAATAATTAAAAATAACATAACGATCTATTTCTGTTGAATCTTCAGAAGGATAGAACCAAATTATCTCATTTTGATCAACGTTAGATGTTCCGAATACTTTATAAGCTTGTCCTAGATTAATATCTGAAAATATATAATCTTGCACTGCACAAGGTAAGGTTTGAATAGTTCCTGTGTGAACATAAAAACTTCCTCTATCCATGAAGAACACCTTATTATCGGCATTTATAGCAGCATTAGGAGAAATCATAGATGGACCTTGCATAATTTCATTAAAAGAAAATATAAAGGGTGCTCCACTATATCTCATAGAATGCACTCCATTATCTGTCCAGATTAGTATTTCTTGTCTAGTTTTTAAAGCTCCCACTATTTTAGAGCCTGAAGATAATTTAACACCACCTGCTGTATTAATAGATGTAGGAGTCCAATTAATAGAACTTTCTTGATCTGACCATCTTACCAATAAAGGATCAGAATCTGACGAACCTATTGAATTAGCTCCAAAACAAATTATATGTCTATCTATATCAGAAACCATGATTTGCAATGCAACTGTTGGAGGATTGCTTGCATCAGTTAACTCTGTAAAAGGTATTGCTCTTTGTGTAGCACCTGCACTCTCATCCCAATAATATATTCCACCACCTCTTATATTAGATATTAAATCATCACCAAAATTATCTTGAGACCACAACCTTAACTGGCTTGAAGCAGAAATAGAACTTACCGATCCCCATGTTCCAGAACCCCAAGTTGAAGCACCCCAACCAGTTCCTTTTACATAAACATCTAAACCAACATTAATCTCATAACTGCCATCTACTGCCGAGCCACCATTCCCGCTATCGCTTGAATTTGCTGTTACTGTATCTCCAGAAGTGTCTTTAGCTGTTATTTCATAAGTATTAACAGTTAATGTTTTATCTATTGTGTATTCTTGATTTAATACATTTGCTGTTATAACTCCGCCTAAAGATACAGCTTGTGCAAATGTGACCGTATCTCCTGTAACAGCACCATGCGATGAATCAGTAACAACTACCGTAGAAGAGCCATTAGTTGCAGCAAAGGTTATAGAGTTTGTAGATGTTTTTCTAATAGGAGTAATATTATTAAAATCATCACCTTGTTTAACATAATATTTTAAATGTGTTCCTACGCCTACATAGTCTGTTTGACCTTGATCTCTGTAAGAATGTAAGCTTCTGCAAGTTCCTAAAAATGTATTATTAGAATTTTTCTGCCATCCACCTATTTTTTCTGGTCTTCCACTACGAAATCTAACTTTATCTGCATTATACCACCCGCCTTCTTCTGCATAAGAAGTTCCTTCTTTATTAATTCCGGGTTTAAATTGATATTTTTTAAGCATTATTTTTCCAACACTCTTTGTTTTAATCTTTCAGCTCTTTTCCCTACTTGAGTTGCCCATTTGCTATCCATCATTTCTATTGCAGCAGTTTCAAAATCATTTTTTTGCATAGCAGCAAGAAATTTCTTAAATTTACTAAGTCTTGGATAGCCAAGATTAAAGCACATATTAACCATTACCCTCTGCTTATCATCGTTTAAGCCCCTCCACCAGTGTAAATTACGATCTAATTCACTGCATACAGTATCAATATCTTTATTTAGACATTCTCTGATTCTTTCTTCTGAAACAGGTGTTCCAACAGGTTTTCCAAATTCTGGGTCTGTGTCTAAGACTAAATGACCTACTCCTAATGTAAGAAATCCAAGATGATCTTCGTAGGTTTCTGTTTTATAACCTTCATCGAATATTATTTCTTTTATTAATTTATTTCTATCCATAATTTTAGTGCAACACACTTAGTTTAGAATCTAAATCTAAATCAATTAAGTCTGTTAGTTCTCCCTCAACCTCTAAGTCTTGATTTTCAGCTATTACTTCTGCATCAAACATGGACTTAGCGTGTATGTTTGGTCCAGAATAATCTTTACCATCATGCGTAAATTTAGTTAAAAAAATCTTCAATTTTCCTCCTCACTTAATTATTTGTAATCAAAATCCCATAATTTTAAAACCTTCCCCTATCAAAAAAGAACAGGAGCAGACTAGCTCTAAATCAATAGGGGTCGGCTATTCTTGTTCTTAAGATAGACCCTTGAATATATTTATATATTCTAATTTTTCTTTTTTTCTGCAGTTTCTTCATCATTATCATAATCTCTATAAAATTTGATAATTCCTAATATTTCTTTAATGTATCTAGTTATATCTGCCATATCCATACTTAAATGCTCGTATTCTTTAGAAGATAAACTATAAAAAGCCCTTTCGGGAGCTTCGCCTTTTTCTAAATTATCTAAGTATGCTTCCATTCTAG